TGATGGTTCCAAATGGAAGCGAAGAATATACCGAAGAGGACGCGGCAGAGGTCGGGACAGTCTGGATGACCGCCCAATTGCCGCTGCCGCCATCGCCAACAATGACCATACCGCCGCCTGACGGTTGAAGACGGACGCTTTGCGACCCGCTGCCCGCGTTGAGCGTGAGGTCTGTCGCGGCTGGCGAGGTGAGAGACGCCGAGATTGGCGTCGTGAGCGTCGGTGACGTAGAAAGCACGTTTGAGCCGCTGCCCGTCGAGGTGGTCACGCCTGTGCCGCCGTTGGCGACTGGTAGCGTGCCGGTTACGCCCGTCGTTAGCGGTAGCCCCGTGCAGCTCGTCAGGGTGCCGCTGGACGGTGTGCCGAGAACCGGCGCGGTCATCGTCGGGCTCGTCAGCGTCTTGTTCGTCAGCGTGTCCGTCGCATCTGGCAGCGTGATGACGCGCCCCGCAGTCGAGACGGCATCGAGCAAAGTGACCGCGCTGGCTGCGCTCGACGAGGACCGAAACCGGATGCCCTTGTTGAAATCCGTGCCGTCGCTGATCGTGAAAAGCCCGCTGCCCTTCGGCTGCAAATGCACGCCGATGTTCGCGCTCGCGCCCTCGGCCAGAACGTGGAGCGGGTTGCCGACGCCGGTCCCGTTCTTAATCTCAATGTAATCAGTCGCGCTCGCCACGCCGGTCAATCGCAAGATGTCGTTGCCGCCGCCAACGATTCCCACCGTGTCTGCCGCCGGGCGATACATGCCGGTGTTGGTGTCGCTGACGAAGAAGAGGGACGGTGCCGCTTCGGTGCCGTCCTGCAACTCGATTTGTCCCTCGTCGCCGGTAATCGTGATCGTCGTCGGCGTCTCGGTAATCGTGATGTTACTGCCGGCCACTAAGTTCTTCGGCACGTAGTTTGGCCCTTCGCTGCCGAGGATTTGCCCGCTGCTTGGGATAGGCAGAATGTCGGTGAGCGAAGTAATGCCGCCGCCGCCGCCACTGTTGCCGCGTGCGGCGCTCAGCGTCCAGTTCTCCGCGTTCCGGCCCGGCCGCTCGCGGTTGTCGTTGATGTTCGACACGAACGAATCGCCGTTGAACGTCACGAGGTCCAGCCGCTGATACGTTTCGTCGGGCGTCCATTTGCCGCGAGGATTCAGCCCGCGAGGTTCGGCAAATTCCTTTCGCAGTTGGTCGATTTCGCCGGCACGCGGAAAGCGTGAAAGTTCGTCGGTGACGATGCCCTTGACCGCGCTCGGCAAAGCGGACGCCGCCTCTGCGATTCGCGCCTCGGCCTTTTCGAGCAACGTGGCGTTCTGCTCGCGCTCGGCCATAAGCACCGAGTAGCGCGCCGCCGTCGTGACTTCCAAAGCCTTGCCGAGTTCGTCCACTTTCGCGGTAAGCGCCGCGCTGGATTGCGCGTGCGCGTCCTGTGCGCGGGCGATGACGAGCTGCTCCAGCTCGCTGCGGATCGCCGGCTCGATCTCTTCGAGGTTGCGCTCGATCTCGGACGAGAGGTGGTCACGCAGTTGCGGCAGAGACTCCACCAGCTTTTTCAGCTCGGCGCGCTGGATAATTGCCAACTCAACGAGATTATCGATTTCGGATTGCGTATGGATCATGGAATTATTTCCCAGCCTTCGGGTGCTTTTCTGGCAAGAGGTCGTTATCGGTCGTATATTTCGGATTCTCCGGCCGTCCGTTTTTCAGGAGGTAGAGGAACGCGTTCACGCGGGCGAAAGCCCACTGCGACGCGGAGGTGACACGCGGACTGCTCGATGTGTTGAACGCACCGAGACCGCGTTGGAAAACCGCCTTGAGTGCGCCGAGTGTCGCGCGGCCGTTGCGCGTGTTCGAGTCCTTGCGGTTAAAGTCAGCGGCTTTCCTTTCGAGTGTCGCCTCTTGTTCTGCCGTGACTTCTGCGCCACTCTTGCCGGAAGCGTCGCCCTTCGCGGTGCCTTCGCCCTTCGGATTTTCCCGTGGCGTGTCCGACTTCGGAGCCTTGTCCGACGCAACGATTGCGCCGCGCTCGCCGACTTTCGCGAACATGCCCTCGTGCTGCCTCATGCAGACCGCGGTGCGCTGTTCCGCGTCGGGAAATTCTGCGGTGCTGACCGGATCGGCCATGCATCGCGCCATGAAATCGTCGTGCGTTTCCTCGGCGGTCGGCGTCGGTAGCTCGTATTGCTTTTTCGTCAGCTCGATGATGGTCCGATTTTCGAGCACGCTTAGCTTCGTCTGCTCTATGGTGCTCATCTGCTTCGCCCGGTATTTCTGCACCGCGTCCAGCCAGTCCTCGGCTGCGAGTGGCGTGTTGCGCGCGAACTGATGCTGAACTTCTGCGGCCGCCACGGAGAGGTCTTTTTTCTCCGCCTGCTTGTTCAGACGCTCAACGATGGCCGTCGCCCACGAATAGCCCTCCTCTCCTCCCCAGCCGTGCCACGCCTGCCATCCCTTGCCTTGGTCCTTCCATGTCTCGCCCTGCTTGTCGGCTTGGTGCCGGTCAAAAAATGCCTTCATGCGGCGAACGGTGTCCTCGGACAATGGCCGCTTGTTCATTATGTCACGCGCCCGAGCGATGCCGATACTCGTCATGCCGCGCTGCGAGATTGGCTTTTGCTCGCGCACGTCGAGAGCGCGGCGAGCGTTTTCCGCCATCGCGTTTGTCGGAATGTAGGAGTCAGTGGCGAAGTTGATCGTCACGAGATTCGCGTCGTTCTGGACTTGCTGAACCGGCTCGATTGCGGCCGGTGCCGCCGCGACGCTCGCCGCCTGCGCCTCTGCTGCGCTTGCTCCCACCGCGTCGCCTGCTGCGGCTGCGGCTGCTGGCGTGCTCGGGAGTGAGGTCGTCGTGAGGCGAATGGCCGTCTCCGGCACGCCGTATTTAACCGCGAGTTCCTTCACGAAACCGGCCTCGATTGCGATCTGTTCGAGCCGCGAGAAAGCGTCCGTGCCTTCCTCGGCCGCGATTTCTTGCAGCGACTTCGCGCCCTGCCGGTTCTCGTTCATGTTCGCGGCGCTCTCGCGGCCGACATCGATGCTGAGCTTGGCCGGGAAGCGCCACTCACCCTTGGTTGCCCGGCGCAGCGCCTGAACCATTGTCTCGCCTGCGAGCAGCGGAGGCGGCGGAATCTCGCCGCGAGCGATGGCGTCGAGAATCACGGCGTCCTTGATCGGGTCCAAAACCTTGTCGGTCAGCACGCCCTGCTTGTTCGTGAACACTCGGTCGGCCGCAGCGAACTCTGCGCGGACGCTCGGCCCTTTGTATTCCTGTGTCCCGAACAACACTCCCTCGGGCACGCCCACGCCGAGCGCGATTTCGTGCATGAGATGTTGCACAAATCCGGTGAACGCCTGCGACGGACGCGACGGCATGACTTCCACGCGGTCGCTGTTCTGGAAATATCGAATCATGCCGACCTCGGTCAGCTCGTTCTTTTGCGTCTGGCCGCTCGGCAAGTTCGCCGCAGGGTTTGGCTGGAAAAGGTTGCGCGGGTTCGCGACGCCTCGGTCGTTGAAGATCAGCGCCGCCTGCTGCGACGAAAAGCGAACGCCGGCCTTTTCCGCCTGCAAGATTTCGTGCAGCATCCGAGCCGTTTGAATCGCGCTGTGCAGGTCGGTGACGCCCCGGTATTGATCGACGCGGAACGGGTCGAAGTAGTGGCAAAACTGATTCGCCGGAATGTCCTCCGCTCCGAAGTAAACGCCGTTCCGGTCCACGCGAAAAATCCGGTAAGCGACCGGCTGGCCGAAGTCGTTCGTCACGACGCCTTGAAAGTAATTGTTTGATGCGACGGCTGACTCGTTCGGATTGCCGATGCGCGTGGCCGGCACCAGTTGCAGCTTGAGTCCCTCGCCACTGCGCCGAATCACAAATCCGCAGTCGCCGTCAATCGGACGTTCCTCGGCTGCGAGTTGCACGAGCTTCTTGAACGAGTGCCGATTCGTCACGTCGCAGTTTTTGCACCACGCGTGGAAGTAGTCGTCAATAACGCGGTTGTAATCGCGGTCGCCGGTCGTCGGTGAATACTCGTGCGGCGTCAGGTAAAGTCCAAACTTGCGCGAGATTTCCCGAGCCTCGGGAAAGTTGTCCACGAGGTCCCGCGCCTCATACATCATGACCACGCGGTCCCGCTGATTCTGCGAACTTTCAGCCGGCTGCGTGTATTGCTTAGGCGTGTAAAGGCGATTGGTCCGCGCCGCATTATACTCGAAAAGCGACTTCGCGACGCGAGCCTCCAAACGCTTGAGCGCCCATGTCGGCGCGATGTTCTCAAGCGCACGATCTATCCAAGGTTTTTGCGCGACCAGTTTTGACGCGTCGAAAAAGTCGGTGCTCATGTCAGTTTCCGTTGAAGCTCACGAAGGTCGTATCGGTTGACGTTCCGGCTGCGTCGGTCAAGGCGTCTTGCAAGTTGCCGAGCATGTTGTTGAGCGCGTTCAGGTCTGCCCGGCTCACGCTCTTGCCGTTGAGCGAGTAACTCTGGTTCAGCAGCACGGCCTGAATCGCGTCAATCGTCTTGGTCTTGAGCGCCGTTAAGGTAGCGGTGTCCAGTCCGAGAAATGGGTTGTCGAGCATACTTGTGCCCGAAACGTCAAACCGGCCTTATTCCTTCGGCGCTGCGTAGCGGATGACGTTCGCAATCGTCGCCATGCAGAGGAGCATTGCCGAGGTGTCTAAACCGTGATTCGGCGCGTTGCTCTTCACCTCGCGCCACTCCCAAACGCCGGTGCGAATCTCGACCTTGGACTCGCCCTTGAGGTGTTCGAGGTAGAGCGGATTAACATCCTTCGGCAGTAGCCATTTCAAATCGCCCTTGGCTTCCAGCGCGTTCGCGAGCAGGTCTTTGAAATAGTCGCCGCTCCAGTCGTAATAGAACACGTCGCCGCCCCGGTAGTCGCTCACGCGTGGTTCCGAGAACGGAAAGTTGATCAGCTTGTCGCTGGCCTCGTCGCGCATGGTCCACGTCTTGCGAGCGTAACCGCGCATCCCTCGCCAGCCAAAGTCCGCGCAATCCCGGTCCACGTCGGCCGGCCGGTAGCCGCGATCTTGAGCAACGCACGCGTCTTGCACCTTGTAACGGTGCTGCAACTGCCGGAGTTGGTCCCGCGTCTCGACGCGCCCGAAATAGAGCTGCCGGTAGGTCGGACCGGTCGCCGAGCTGAACGCGCCGATCTCGACCCACCAGTGGTCCTGCTGTCGGTCAATTGCCATGAAGCGGATGACCTCGCCGTCAATCGCCTCGCCGTTGGAGAACTGCGCGACGCTGTAATCGGACGCCTGCACGAACAAATTGACCACCTTCTTCTCGACAATCCACGGCCGCGCCTCGCGCTTGGTCTTAAACTCGATCTTCATTTTGTCGTCACCCTGCCGCACGAAATGGTTGTCCGCCTCGCAGAATTCTTCGACCAGTAGCCGCATCGGCCGGCTGACGAGCGACTCGACGCGGAAGCTCTGAATCTCCGGCGGCGCCGGCGGGTTCAGCGGAACGAACCGCCCGGCCCGCTTCCAGCCGGTCCGCGTCGTGTCGGTGTCCGGTGACTCGTGGCCGCAATGTGGGCAACGGAATCGGCACGACTCGACGGCCCGCGCAACGTCCCACGTCTCGTCATCGCGCTTCGCCGCTGCGTCCCAGACCACGCCGCCGCGAAGCCCGGTCTCTTCGTTCTTGTCCAGCGCGAACGCGAGCGGGTGCACCTTGTGGCACGCCGGACACTCGGTGCTCCACTCCTGCTGGGTGCCTTGGCGGAAGCTCGTGTCCTCGACGTTGCCGGTTTCGAGGTCCATAATCGGAGCCTGCGAGGTGTTGTAAATCTTCGAGCGCCCGACCTCCTCGAAGCGCGAGACGCGGGCGACGGCGTGACCGTAAACCTCCTGCCATTTCGGGAGCCAAATCTCGTCGTTGATCTTGTATCGGATGGACTGCGATTGCTGGCTCGAAAGGTTGGCCGGGTTGAGCAAAAAGAAGAATCCGCCGAAATAGATTTCCGTCGTCGTCCGGTGCGGTCCGACTCGCGGAAGCATCGCCGCCACCGGCTTGCACGACTCGAAGATCGGGTTCAGCCGGCTCTTTGCGTGCCGGTCAATCATCTCGTCGGTCTGCATCGTCCACGAAATCGGCCCGGCGTCGTTGCAAATCAGCCACGGCACCCAGATGTCTGCCACGAGCGTCCCGCCAATCTGCACGGCCTTGCGGAAATGCACGCGACGCACCAGCGGGTTTTGGAGCGCATCGAAGATCGGAATCAGCCAAGGCGAGATTTTGACGTTGAACGGTCCCGGCGTTGCGTAGCTTTCGGGCAGGACGATGTGCTTCCGCGCCCACTCGTAGATCGGCGAGCGGTCAGGCTGCGGAAGTCGCAGGGTGGTGAGGAGTGCGTCGGAGGCGGTCAAAGTTATTGGCCGACGTGCTCGGAAAGCGTATTAGCATTTTTAGACAAGGCAGATCTAAGTCGCCACAGCTTCACCTCGATTGATGAAAAACTCCTGCCTAGCGCGATCCCTATTTGCTCCTGTGTCATTTTTCCTATGTTGCGCAGCAAAAACGACTCCTCCTCTCCGCTCCATCTCGCACCAGTGCTTTCGGCTAGTTCGCGGGATCTGGCCCGCTTTTTCTCTGTATTTCTTCTAATACATTTTCTGCGGTGCTTGCGTTCTGGTTCTGGGTTTTTTGCGATCCAGTTGGCGCGAGCTTTGAGCCGGCTTTCGTTACGGCATTTCTTGCATCGCATACGATTTTGATGACACGGCGGTGGCGCGCTTTCTCTTGTTATTTCAGCGAAGCATTTAGAGCAAAAACCAACCCAACCACGGGTCGCGATGAATGACCGGGCTGCACCCTCTGATGATTCGATAGTCACAGATTTTGTGGTCATGCGCTTCCTCTCGACCGGTCCAGCGCCTCAGCCTCAAACGTCGCAATGTTCGCGTTCACGACCTCGCGGATCTCGCTGAGAATCACGCCGCCCTCCACGTTCAACTCCGCCGCGTTCATCCCGACGCCGCGCGGACCGAGTTCAATCGTCAGCTTGAGCCGCAGCAGCAGGTCGAGCTTTTGGCCGAGCGTCACCAGCATCGCCTCGACTACCTCGCGGTCGATTACGTCGCCGGCCTCGCGTTCGTTTTTGGATCGGGCAAGGCGGATCTGCTCGCGCATTAGTTCAGCTTTGAGGTCGGCGAGGTTCTTCGTCGCCGTGTCCCTGCCGATCAAGTGCTCGGCGCAAAACGCTTGCCACGCCGTCAGGTTCTCGCGCTTGCCGTCCTCGTGTTTCTTCGGTGCGTCTGGGAAGCGATTGCGAACGTCGTAAATTCCCTGCCGCGACATCCCCAGCTCCTTCGCCAGCGCACTCAGGTCTTTGACCCAGCCGCCCGTTTGCTCGGATTGAAACTCGTTGAGCGCCTTCCGCTCCGAGGTCGTCAGCGTCTTGCCGGCCTTGAGCTTGACCGCGATGTTTTGGACGTTGCGGCGGGCGAGGATTTCGCTGGGGGTTTGCGCGGCGTCGCTCATGTCGTCGGCTTATCGAGCACGGCCTTTTTGCCGGTTAGGTTTTCCCAGCGCTGCACGATGACGTCGCAGTAGGCTGGGCTGATCTCCATCCCGTAGCACTTGCGGCCCAGTTGCTCGGCAGCGATGAGGGTCGTGCCAGAGCCGAGGAATGGATCGAGCACGATGCCTTCCGTCTTGCCCACGCACCACGCCATCAGTTCAACCGGCTTCTGCGTCGGATGTTCCTTTGCGTAGCTCGTAACGCTCTGCCGGTGCATCTTCGCTGGGTGCTTGAGGTTCGTCCATGCGACCTCGCACATCGCCAGAGAGAAATCTTCGGGCTGTTTTTTGTCCCACACCAATAAACACTGAGTCGGCGGAAGGTTGAAGTAATTGCCTCCCCAGATAATAGCAACTGGAGCAGCCGTCGCGCACATCGCAATGACCTCCGCAGAAGGAACCGCGTCGTCCCACGTCGACTTAGCGTGAGCCTGACGAATGGGATTGGAGGCGATTCCGATTCCGTAGGGTGGGTCTGTCACGACAGCGCCAGCCTTCTCGCCTCCCGTCAGCCTTTCCACGTCCTCCACCTTCGTCGAGTCACCGCACAAGACCCGATGCTCGCCGAGAATCCACAAGTCGCCCGGCTTCGTAATCGGATCGGCTGGCGGTTCCGGCACCTCGTCCTCGGTGACTTCCTCCTTGCTCATCTTGTCCACCTCGGCCGCATCGTAGCCAGTCGCCGCGAGTAAATCCGCGTCCTCCACCTTGAGCGATTGAAGCACCTGCGAGAGCTTGTCCTCCTCCCACTCCGCCAGCTCCGCCGTCCGGTTGTCGGCGATCGCGAACGCCGTGGCCTCGACGCCCGCGAGTTCGGTCCGCACGATCTGGATCTCGGTCCAGCCGAGTTCCTGCGCTGCGGTCAGCGTGCCGTTGCCGGCGAGGACGATTCCCTTGGCGTCGACGACGATTGGCTTTTGCTGCCCGAATTTGCGCAGGCTGGCCTTGATCGCGTCGAGGTTTCGGCGCGAATGTTTGCGGACGTTGCTTGGGTCCAGCGAAAGCTCGGTGATTTTGGTCGTTGTTAGTTGCATGTGTCAATGTGGCTCAAAAAACGGAATGGGTTTTTACGGGCTAGGTCTCCGGCCC